TAGTGAAGGTGATGTACTAAGTTTTGTAGGTGGTAAATGGACTAATACTTCTAGTACTGGCGGTAATGGTAATGGTGGTAATGGTGGTAATGGTGGTAATGGTGGTAATGGTGGTAATGGTGGTAATGGTGGTAACGGCAATGGCAATGGCGGTAATGGTAATGGTGGTATTGACATAACTCTAAGAAGACGTACTGAGATTGAGAGTATGTTTAAAGTAGCACAATCTACAGCATATAAAGAGCTAACATATACAGGATCTAATATTACTAATATAGATGTTTATACTGCAAATGATAAGCTTGTAAAGTTGTTCTCTAAAGTAATAGGGTATAATAACGGTAATATAAGTACAGTTTCCATTACTGATGAAGTAAATGGTGGAACACTAAATAGAGTTATTGTTTACGTAGAGGGTAATATATCTAGCGTAACTTCTACTTACACGGAGGGTATCTAATGGCATACATAATTGACTATAAAACTCAATACACATCAAGTGCAGATGATTCAGGATTTACTATAGAAGAACCACCACTATCAAATGTTAAAGCTGGAGACTTACTGGTAATGGCATGGGGAGCTAACACAGATGCAGAAGTTCAACTGCTTGATGGATTTAACCTTGCTACACACATAACATCAAATGAAACTATAACTTCAACAAGTTTTACAGTTGGTACTTCAAATATGTTCTTTCAAGATGGTGATGTACTACAAATAGGTGATGAAAAGATACTAATAACAAGTGGAGCTGGTGACAGGACATTTAATGTTCAAAGAGCATACGATGGTACAACAGCAGTAGCACATAGTGACAACGAAAATATATGGAAGATAGATGATGCAGGTGGACTAGGTGGAGCAGACTGGAAGCCAGTACCTCATGGATGTTCAACAATGGATGTGTGTGAAGCTAAGATGTACTATAAGTTCGCAGAAGTTGATGGGGAACAAGTATCAACATGGACTTGTCCTGTAGTAGGAACATACATGTATGTGTTTACAGCAGCAATCAGGGGAGTACATCCAACAGACCCATTTATAGATGCAGGTACTTCATACTATACAGCTGGTGCAAATACACAAGTATCATATCCTGATTTAGTAGCAACAGCAGCAGACCAGTTAGCATTGTATGTAGGTAGCTCAGATGCTGATACAATAACAACTGGTTCTCATGGTAGAGCAGGATTATATTTAGCAACAGATGTTAAAATGTATCAAGGTATATCAAGTGGAGCTGGTTCAATGGGAGCATTTGAAGATACAGTACCAAGTGACCAAACAGCAGCGATAGGTGTATTGTTTAGAGATGACCCAGCCAATGTGATAGTACCTCTACAAATAACACCATCAAATTCATTAGTAAAAATAGATGCTGATAACACAAGTGATGATACTTGGATGGAAGCAATATACGCAAGCGGAATAGACCCAAAGACTGGAATAGCAAGAGTTAATCAAACACCAAATTTAGAGATGATAGCTACAACTCCACAATGGGTATTCAGAATTGATAACGGTGGTACAGACTGGCTAGATAATGGAGTCATAGGGGAAACTGTAACCTTTGGAGATGGTAGCACTGGTAAGCTCGGTTGGATAAGAGTATATTCAACGAGTACAGGTGGTAGAGGATACCTAATGGTATATGACTACAATGGAGGACTACAAGCAAATAATTCTACTGTAGTTGGTTCTACGAGTACAGCAAGTGCTTTAATATACAGTACAGGTACAAGTTATCAGGGTGACGTAACCAACTATGTCAAGTCAGACATAAAACTAAATACATACGAAACACTTAAGATTAGTGGATGTACAGGAATAGGGATTAGTGATGGTATATACTTTGTAAAAGACCATGATGTAATGGACAGTAAAACTGAGGGATACTGGTATCAACTAATATCTCATGCAGAAAGAAGAGAAGATGGAGTGGTTCAGACATTCTCAGTAGGTACAGCAAGTCCAACATTAGCACCTTATCACATGGTAGATAGAAGCTTTACTTACACTGAGGGCGACACTAATTTAATAACAAGAGGTACACAGAGCAATCAAGCTGGGTGGAAAGCAAACTACTTAGGCTCATTTAAGTCGTGGGTTACACCGATAGACTATTCAAGTGAAGCACTGGCAATATGGTCAAGACACTATAATGGTAATGCAGCAAAGACATACTTCTGTGCGATTGATAGCTCAAATAACTGGAAGATATGGATTATAAACAATAAGATAGCAGCAGGGTTTCAGTACGATACACCAGAGTTTAGAACATTTGATTTAAATTCTACTGATACTCCAAAGTACCAAACACCAAGCTTTAATAGCAATGCAATAAAATATATTGGGTTTATGTTAGAAACTACAAGTGACACAAGTAGAGATACTATGCATATGTACGACCAATATACACTAGACTTACAAACAGTAAGAGGTGGGGGTGAAAGCTTTGGTGTGCCTCTTCTTGACATAGAGAAGTTCTTAGCAGTTGAAGAAACACTAAACGGACAGAGATTTACAGAGGGGCTAAAAGCATATACACCAACAATGCTTGTAGCATCAAAAACTATAAGATTTTCTTGTTACATGGGTTCATCAAACCAAGCACTAGGATTCCCACCACAAGCAGATGGTGTAGGAAACTTTATATATAATGTTGATGGAGATAGCAGTGTATTTGGATTGGACTTTACTGATGCAAAAGGTAGTGTAGCGAGTCTGCTGACGAGTGATAAAGGTAACTTCTTAAAAACTGGTGGTACTGCTACTGTAGGTTTAGAGGGTTCAACTATTGCAAACTACAATCCTACTTTTCAAATTGGCGAAACAATTACTGGTGTAAGATTTACTGGGTGTGGACAGATAAGTGGTGGAGCAACACTTACAAACTGTATTATTACAGGACATACAGGAAGTGGTGGTGTGTTGTTTGATGGATTTATTAATGGTGGTAGTTACAGTAATAACACCTATGGAGTAGAAATAGATACGGCTGGAACATATGAGTTAAATGATGCTACTTTTAGCAACAACACACAAGATATAAATGTAACAGCAACAACTGGAACAGTAACTATAATCACTAATGTAGCAAGGATGACTTATATAACTGCTGGAGCTATTGTTGATATACAAGCACCAGAAACTAAACTAACATTAACTGGATTACAGATTGGTAGTGATGTAGTTATATTAGAAGCTGGTACTCAAACAGTATTAGCAAGCGTAGCCCAAGGGGGTACTTCATTCAACTATACCTATTCTACATTGATAGATATAGATATAGGAGTTATTAAGCAGGGGTATATAACTTTGTATCAGTATGGATACACACTAGGTTCAACTAGTGCTAACTTACCGATAACACAACTAGTAGACAGGAATTATGTATGATAGAACAAATAACAGCAACAACAGATGGAAAGTACACAGGTACTATCATAGATGAGTAAGATAACAAGTAGAACCCTCTTAAATGTAGGTACGAATCTTATCATAGATAAGCCAAACAGAACGATAGAGCTAGTTGAGGCTGGGAATTTGAATCCAAAAGATGGTGTGGCGTTTCAAGCAATCTATTCTAAGTTTGTAGATTTATGGAGTACTTCAGAGTACCAAAATAACCCATTCCCATTCAATGCACTAGATGCACTTTCAGGACAGTACCTAATTGGTATTGATGCCGGTGGTAATGCTAATGGATGGAAGTGGTTAAATGACACTACTAGACAGATGGTTCGTGATGGTGGTTGGGAAGAGTACAACTCTTCTGGTGGACTAGAAAGAGTATACGCTGGTATCGTTGGACTTGGTGCTTTAGGCCTTAGTTCTCAACCTTACTATATAGCTGACACTAGTGATGCTCCTACAAACTTTACGTTTGATGGCCAAGCAAATGAAGGTATCCAAGTTTACGGTGATGCTAGTAACGGTGATTTTGACAAGAGAGTATACTTTAAAACGTTTGCTAGAGAGCAGGGTAAAAAGTATTCAGATTCAGTACTAGCAGATACAGGTAAGATAGCTACAGGTGCTTATATCGTTAATATGCTACTAAGTAATGAAGATGATTTAAAGATAAGCGACTTAGACACCGAAATGACTAATGCTCCTTATGATGGTATCACAGTAGAGTATTTTGCGGTTGACCAAACTAGAGATGTTGGTGGAGTAGACTATAACTATGATGTAATAGTAAATGGTAATGGAGCTACTCTAGAGCAAATCTACACTAAGTTGCAGTACCTACTTAGACAATCATCAGATATTGACATCGGTGCTGGTACAGTTGTCGGAAAAACTGCAGCATTACTTGCCGGTTTTGTTGGCTCTACATTAGAGACTACTATTGGTGTGTATGTAGACAATATTCAAAATGCAGATAGCAATAGAATAAAGTTTAAAGATACAAGTGGGATATTCAGAGAGAACCCGTTTGAGTCGGCAGGTATTATGAGCTTTAACACTATCATGGTTGGAGCAGGGTCTAGTTATAGAATGATGTACACTAGCCCAGACGGAGCTGGTAATGACTACGGTGAAGCTGGTGCGATTACAGTAAATGACGCTAGTGGGTTACCTATTACAGGTGTGATTACTTCAGAGGAAATTGGATTTACTTTTGACTTCGATAATGATGCTGTAGGAGGTTCTGCTGCTACTGATAAAGCAGTTACGTTGGTCGGGATTCGTCCCAACAGTTCTAAGTTTGCTGTTGCTACTGGTGTTCTTACTAAGTCAAAAGGTATCAGTCTTGGGCTGGTTGCGGAAGCGGATAGAGCTTATACTTAATATCTTTTCGGTATAATCTCAATTGTAATACAGTAGTCTCTCCGGAGGCTACTACTACTTCAATAAAAAGGATACTTATGTTTATATTCGACGGTGTTGCAAAAACTATTAAGATTATTGACGATACTGTCGATGACAACAATTTTGTAACGTTTACTCCTGAAGCGCTGTGGACTGCTTATGTGGACTGGGCTGCGGAAGGTGATAACCTGAAGTATAGTAGAGCTCTTGAGGTTACTGGGGGTAATGATATTGGTGGTGGTGAAGCTGTTGGTAACTATGTGTTCCTTCGTAATGACCTTGGTTGGGTTGGAATACCTCCAAGCTCTGACGGTGTGTCTATTATTGTTAATGGTTCTCTATATGGTAAAGACCCAATGTTACCAGTTATATCCTCAGTTCCTGGGCAGGCGGTAAATCTAATTATTAATAGGTCAGTAGTTTCAACACTAAGAACTGTTAATAGTGGAAGTGGATTATCAACTGAAGAGCATAATAGATTATTCTTGAATGCATCTAAATCTGACGTGTTTAACGCAAGTCAGATATAAAGTATGGTATAATAGCAGCATCGAATATAGGTACTGTTAATATAGACCAATGTAAGATATGAAATCTAATGATCTAAGGATCAACAAAGTAGAGGAAATACTATGACAATGACAACTGAACAAGCTGATAAAGCTTTAGAACTAAGAGACGCAATCGGAAGATTGTTCGATAACCCAGATTATAAAACTGTGTTTGATGAAGGGTACTTCAAAGCTGAGGCTATGAGACTTACACTTGCAATCGTTGATGATGAAATGCAAGATGAGACTGAACAGCGTATAGTTAGTGAGAAGACAAGAGCAATTGGCCATTTACATGTGTATATGAATAGTGCAATAGCATTAGGTAATCAGGTTCAATTTAGCTTAGACGCTGAAGAACGTGAAAGAGTTGATGCAACTAAGACAACAGAATATGATGATATTACAGGTGACCCTATAGTTGCCGAAGAGATATAGTTATGTCTATTGATTATGAAGGTATGTCTGACGCAGACCTAGATGCAGCAATTATGGGTAGTGAACCTACACAAGAAGTAGGTTCAGATAGTGGCGTTGACGAAAGTCATGTGAGTCCGATAATCGAAGATTCTACTGAGCAACCAGCGGAAGATGAAGTAGATACTGATGTCGATCAGTCTGCGGAGTTGGATGAGGACTCAGGGGATGATTCAACTGATGAAGACCAAACTGATGATAGTGATCCGGAAACTTCTGATGATGCTGACGAGGCTGATGAAGAAGACACAGACGATGATGAAGATAAGGGTAGTGATTCAGATGATAATAACTCAAAAACTGCTACGGAGTTCCAACCATTAAAAGCTAATGGTAAAGAGTATCCTATAGATAGTATTCAAGAGTTGTATAAAATGGCAAGTGCTGGAGTTGGTGCACAACAAAAGTTTCAAGCTATTGCAGGTCATAAGAAAACTATTATGGCAGCTGAGAAAGCAGAAGTTAATCTAATGGATGCTGTTAATTTAGCAGCAGAGTATAAAGCTAACCCTAAGGCAGTTATTGCAAGACTGTTGAAAGAGAGTAAAATCGATCCACTAGATATTGACACAGATGCTGAAATTGAAGCTGCTAAGGATCACTCGGTAAGTGACTTTGAAGTAAAGTACGATGAGGTTATCGGTGAAATTGGTGATAGCCCAATATTCCCACAAGTGCAAGAATTGCTACTTAACGGATGGGATGAGACAAGTAGAGCTAAATTCCTAGAAGATCCATCTATGATCAAGAGTCTTCATGACGAAATGACACCGATGGAAAAAGATGGAAAGTCTATGTTTGACTTAGTTTCACCAATGGCAGAAAAGATGAAGTTGTCTGGAGACACAAGAGCTGATTTTGATATTTATATGGAAGCAAGAGGTAAGAAAGTAGAAGAGTTTGAAAAGTTCAATGAAACTAAACAGACCACGTCGAAACCTAAACCTAAAGTGAACAATAAAGCGAAAAAGAAAGCTGCATCTCCGACTGGAGGCAATAAAGCTGGTGTTCAACCACTAGATTTTGCTGCAATGAGTGATGCTGAATTAGACGCATTTCTCGAAAAAGCTTAGAAATAAGCGAAGGATTTAAAAAATGGCTTCTCAAGTTTATGGAAATGGTACTTCAACAAGTACAAATGGTGCAAACGTAAGAGTTGACGCTCTAATCGAAAAAGGTATTCGTACTGCGAAAAGAGATATTATCTTTGAACAACTATGTGATTCACGTACACTTCCAATGCAACATGGTAAGACTCTTAAAGTTCACAAAACTTTATACATCTTAGATGACGCGAATGTTAACGATCAGGGACTAGATTCTACTGGTGTAAAACAAGCTCCAAACGCTAACGGTAACCTATATGGTTCAAGTCGTTCTGTTGTAGATGTAACTAATGGTCTTCCACTTCTTTCTGAAGGTGCTGGTCGTGTTAACCGTGTTGGTGTTACTCGTATCACTAAAGAAGGTACATTAACTAGAATGGGTGCATTCTTAGAATACACTGATGAAGTTGATAAATTTTCAGATGCTAAGATGGAATCTCAGTATTACGAAAAAATGGGTGAATTAGCTGCAGAGTTATATGATGACTACCTACAGAAAGAACTTTTAGGTGCTTGTGGTATTGAAGTTTATGGTGGTGTTGCTACATCTCTATTAACTGTATCTGGTATTGATGATACAACTGTTGCTGGAAATGAAACTGCACTTGAGTATGAAACAATTCTTAATGTTGAAGATTCACTTGAAGCTAACTATGCTAAGATGAATACATCTATTATTGATGGTTCACGTAACGTTGGAACTGTTCCAGTTAACGCTTCTTACTTTGCATACTGTGGTCGTGAGACTGTTCGTACACTTAATGGTTTACAAGATGATTTCTCTCAGAAAGCTTTTGTTCCTGCTAGAATGTATGCTGCAGCTGGTAACCTTGCTAAGAACGAAGTTGGTGCTGTTCACTCAACTAGATTTATTCAAGCTCAACGTATGATGAGATATGATGGTTGTGGTGCTGTTGTTGGTGCTAATCCTCTTGGTGGGTTCAAATCTACTACTTTAACAGGTGCTCAAGCAACTGCACGTGGTCAGTCTGGTGCTGGAACTTACTACGATGGTCTTCCAATTATCTATGTTACTAAAGGTGCTTTTGCAACTGTTGGTTTACAAGGTAATAAAAAGATTAACTTCTTATCTAAGAAGCCTGGTCAAGCAACTTACGAAGATCCACATGGTTTACAGGGTATTTACTCTTTCAACTTCTTCGCAGGTTCAATTACACTAGAGCCAGAAAAAATGGCTAGAATTGTCCACGCAACTAAATTCTAGTAACGCTTGAGGGGAGCTGTCCCCTCACATATTAAAATCATAGAGGAAATCAAATGTCAGAAGATATAAAAGTAGACAACAAAGTTGATACGACAAAAAATGATAAATTGTTCGCAGACTTAAAAAAGAAAGCAGATTTATTAGGTGTTAAGTATAGTACAAACATAGGTTTTGAAAAGCTTAAACTAAAAGTAGAGTTATTTCTCGAAGAGAAAGATGAAACTGTAAAGACAACTAAGTCCGTAGGACCTAATAAGTCTGTTATTGATCTAGAAACTGAAGCTAAGAAACCTATGCTAGTTATAGTAAAAGACTTAGATGCAACACAACAGAATGATCCAACTATTGTAACGAACATTGTAAACAAGTATTTTAAGATTGGGTGTATCACTCAAAAAGATAAAGAACAACTCGTTCCAGCTGCTGTAGTTGAAGCTATTAGAGCTAAAACAATGGTTCAGATGGTAGATGAGAAGCATGCGTTGACTAAACGTCCTACTGGTAATAAAGTAGCTCGTACAACTGCTAGGTATAATGTTATGATCATCGATGAGAATCCAGGAATTAAATAGTATATAGAGCACTCTTTCTAAGAGTGTTCTGTTATAATATTAAAAAAGGAACTGCTGTGGCTGAATTTAGAATACCGAAAGGTAAACCGTACGAATTTACTGTTAGAGTTATAGCTAAAGACTCATTCCTACCTCAAGACCTTACAGATGGTGCAGGTTTAGCTGCATGTACTTTTGAACTTATAGATTGGGATACAATGGTGAAGTATAGTAATTCTATCATTGGTGTAGTTCAAGGTAATCCTTTAGATGGTGTAGTTAAGTTTTCACTAACTTCTGACTATACGGATGGACTAGAGATAGCTAGAGGCGAGAAAGTAGACGGGTATTACCTTAAACCAGGGTACCAAGGAGTAGTATCTATCACATTTGTAGATGCTGCTATTGAAGATAGAGTTACAACTATAGATAAGGTTTATATAGTACCTGTCGGATCTGTCGAATCTGTCGGATATGAACAATGATTGAAGTAAGTACTGACAGTACAAAACTAACTAGTGATACCATAGAACTAGTAGATAATATTAATCCTGTAGTTAGTACTGAAAATAGTGCTTATATGGAAGTTAATCCTGCTGAGTACACACTATCTAGTGGTGGATTATTTGCAGGTGGTAAACTTAATGGTACTATTCCTACATGGCTTACAGCTGCTATAGATGCAGAGATACAAGCTGGTGGAAGTATTGCTAATATTATAGGTCCTATGCAGACACTAATAGACCAGCTAGAAGTTGGTGTAACACAAAACATAAGTGCAATCAATACAACTAACACATCAATCAACTCTAGAATAGATTCAGTAGTAAGTGAAGTAGGTGCTAATAGAGCTATAGATTTAGCTGTAGTTGCTACTAAAGTCACAGATGCTGAAGCTACTGCAATTGCTGTTAATCAGATAGGTGCTACGTTTGGTGGTAATGTTGATGCGTATATAACAAGTATTACTTCTGCTTATGCTACTGCGAATCTGGCTTATGCAGAAGATGTTGATTTAGTATCTGCTACACTAGGTGCTACTACTGCTACAGTCACAAGTCATGATTATGCTATTGTAACTACTATCCCTGCAAACCTCGCAGCTATAGAGACCGCTTTAACAGCTTCTATTACCGATTTACAGAACCAAGTTGATGGTAGTATTTCTACATGGTTTTATTCAGGATCCCCTGGATATTCTAGTGATGATACAACACCTGCATTATTATCTGATAGCGCTGATACAGGCGCAGAACTAATTACAAATGCGTTAGTATTCGACTTAATTACTGATCAAATGTACAAGTTCCTAGATACTGATGAACTCAATACAGATCTTACTACTGAGGTATATGATGATATACTTAGATGGGAAGCAGTGTATAAACTAGTACTACCTGAATCAGATTGGGTAACCTTAGATAATAACAATGCAAATGACTTAGAGAAGACTGCACACTTAGGTGATATTTACTATGACATTGATACTGGATTTGGCTATAGGTATGCACAACTAGATATTGCAGATACACCAGATCAAGGTGTTACATTTACTTGGGTAGCTATAACAGATGCTATTGCATTACAGGCTTTACAGAGTGCAGCAGCTGCACAAGCTAGTGCTGACGGTAAAGCAACTGTTTACCTAAAAACAGCCTCACAAATAGCTATTATAGTAGCAGCTTGGACAGCGCAAGAAGTGATAGGCAATATTGGAGATCTTTGGATAAACACTATAGATGGAGTAACAAAG